ATCCCGAATTTCTTCTCAAACATTTCCTCGAACCTATCTACCTTGTGATACTGACCAATCCAGCGGGTCTTGAGTGTATCCTGCACTTCACCGCGCATCCCAGGAGTAACGTAGGGATAGCACATTACGACTTTCATAAGAGTTTTTTAAATTGATTATTCCAATCCATAGCTATTTTTTCCCACGCATAGGTGTCTTTTGCCCATTGCTTCATTTCAACTTTACCGTAATCATCGGCATTAACTGACTTTAGAATCGCCTCGATGTATTTCTCGTCATTATCCTCGCTGTCTCCAAAAGTGTTGTCCTTACCCCATTTCTCGCCCTCGGTGTGAATCTTGTGTCCGTATTGCACTGTTTCGTTTAAGGCCGCAAAATCAGATGTTACCGGTATGCACCCCGCCGCTTGGGCCTTGGCCGCAGAAATACAGTTATGCACTATAATCCCATTCGCACCGAAATTGTGATATTTTTCTACTTCCATATCATAGACATCTTCTGTCCTACCAGTATTAACAACCGACACAACTTTGTGATTGTATAATCTCGTATGGACTCTTTGTTGTATAAATTCTTGTTGGTGTTCTTTTGTCCAAGATGGAAAAGTAATTTTCCAAAACTTGTTAGCCCTTTTAGTTCCATTTTGGCTATGATACTTTTTACCCTCTTTAGACTTAGACCACTTTAACCAACCAACTTTGGCTTTTTCTATGTGTTGTTTAGTTTGTTTCCTCCCCTTGTGGGTTTTACTAAAATGTTGTGAGGCAGTTAAGATTTCTAACATCTCTGGGCGATTGTCATATCTGCTATCGTCTAAATGATTGACGTGTTCGTTGGTGGTAAGTTTCCTTTTTGCCATCCACTCTCCAACTAACCTATGTTCGTTTTCCCAGTTGCCATCATTCTGTTTAATCATAAAGTTCGCTCTCATATAAACAGGCATTAAACTCTCACCCTTTTTGAGTTCTTTTAGTGCCTTATAAGAACCGTCCCTCAACATTATTTGGTGGTCTTCAGTGGCTTCCAGATAATTTCCATCATCTAGAGTTAATCGCCAGATTGGTGCGTTTTCCCTTGTCTTTGAAACCCAATTAACTTTTCCTAAAACAATCCTGTCGTTTTTTTCATCATAAGAATAAACGGGGAAATCTACTTTCCCCACTAAATCTTTAATTGGAACTCCTAAAGGATATTCTTTATGATTTCTAGGCATTTCAATTAGGGTATTGCCTGTGCAACAGTGAATCTCATAGAATTGCGTCGGGTAGAGCAACACTCCCGCTTCCAGATACTTCTTGGCTATTTCCTTGTGATTGATCATCGTTCCCCCCTCGGCTATACCCTTAATCTTCAGTTCCTCGAATTCATTGACCATCTTAGATTTCCAGTCTTTCATTTCTTGGTTCTCAGCATGGACTCCGTCATAGACTCCCCAGCCGTAATACCAGGCGAGCCTGAACCGATTGTCTCGCGCGTGCAGTTTCTTAAATATCCTGATTACCGCTTCTAGGCTTCTGTCCGGGCTTGAGGTGTTTAGGATTAGGAATGGGTTGCGTTTCACATCTAGGTCGAACATTTCTGGGTTAAGCCCGTTAGGGATTACCGCTATCTTCTCGTTAGGGATAGAGGGAAACAAAGTCCGGTGGGCTTTAGTCTTAGTGAAAACGCAATCAATCTTATCTAGGCGTTCTTTGGTGAACTCCGCGTCGCCAATTACGTCGTGAAGGTCAATGCAAACCACCTTGCTGTTGGGTTCGTATTCAACGGGTCTTGGGTGTCGCCAAAAGACAGTGATGTCCTGCGCGTCCCTAATGTTGTATTTCCAATACCACCGATATTTAACGCCTTCGTAATCGCCCTCCTTTTGGCAGTTGTTATACACCGTTACATTCCAGCCGAGTTTTACGAGCTCGCGGCTTAAATTGATAATCGCTTCCTCGCTCCCTCCCACACCATCGGTTAGCGCGATGTCGGGATTCCACGCCTTGGAGGTAAAAGAACAGAAGAAAACCACGTCTTTGCCACTGGATTCCTTCTTGGCGAAGTTCTGGTTGTAGAGGTAACATACTTTGGGGTGGCTTCGCAGTTCCTCTGGGAGTTTGTCTAGGTAAGCCTTGAGCTTGTCGCCTTTGAGTTTTTCGGCTTTCTTTAGGTATTGGTCTATCTTCAAGATGTTACGTGCTTCCTTTTCTATCAGCTGCTTCTTGTCTTTGAGCTTAGGGTCGTTGGGATAGAGCGCGATGAGTTCTTTCAGGGTGAGCAGGGCTTTCTCAAACTTCCCCTGCCTTACGAACACGCTCATCAGAAGCGATAGCGGGTTGTAATCGTAATCCCTTGGGTTGTACACGATAATCTTAGTATCAGGTATGGGCAGTTGCAGTCCGAGTTCCAAGTAAGTCTGCGCGGTTTCCCACTTCTCATCGCGCATAGTGTAAAGAGCGAGCTTAAAATACGAATTGGGATAGGCCGGACGCAGGTTCAGGGCTTGTAATGCGTACTTAATCGCCCATTCGTTAGTTGTTGAGAGTTCAGACAAGTTGATGTATGCGAGATATTTCTCGTCTATTGAGTGGGACAGTTTGATGAATTTCTTATAGTACCTTTTGGCGCGCTTGTCGCCCTCTCCCCTGTAGGCATTGGCTACCAGCCATAGGTTTCTAGGGTCTTGGGGCTTGTCTTTCAAAACTTTAAGCGCGATTTCGGTATTGCGGTGCGCGGCCACTTCTGCGCGCTTCCTGTCAGTCAGGTGCAATACTTCCACGTCTTTTACCATAAAGGCGTTCAGCGTGCGGTTTTCCATAAAGTCCTCATGTACCGCGCCTACCCACCTGACGCAACCGTCGTTCTTCACTATCCGTGTCTTTAGGTGCTTTACGGTGCATAGCTTGTATTCATCGAAGTCGTAGAGGTAGTTCATTATAAGGGTGTCAATGTGTTCCTCTTTCATACGCTTAACATATCCTTGGAGTTTGTCCGCGCCTTTTAAGACATCGTCCGCATCCAGCCAGAGTATATAATCAGAAGTGGCTTGGGAGAAGTTGAAGTTGCGGGCATTGGCAAAGTCCCCAACCCATTTGAAGTGTGAAATTTTGGCTTTATATGCTTTGGCTACTTTCTCACAAGATTTGTTCTTACCGGTAATAGTAATGCACAATTCTTGGACATAAGGCGCGACAAAGGATAAGCACCTGTCGAGAAGTTTGGCTTCGTTATCATCTGCTTTGCATATCATACAGAGAGAAAGAGTGGGTTTCATAGTTTTTTAGGAATAAAGAATTGGGGGTAAGTCCGGCAGAACCATTGGTATTCTCGTTTATCTTCCAAGAAGGCTTTATTGCCAGCCATGTCGATTATGGTTTTCAATGTATTTATCAGTTTTTCTGGCAAAACTAAAGCAAGCCTCATAGATGAGTTCAAATCCGCTTTCATATCGTCACGCACGACAGCGAATTTACCATCTGATAAGGCTCGTCTTTTCTTAACCTCGTCGAGTACGCTTATGTATTCTTCGGGGTTGTTCCTGATATAGGCTAAGACAGAAGCACTTATGGCTTCGCGTCTTCCTATTGGTCTTGATTTTTCTCTGATTCTCTTATGAATTTGATTCATAACCGGGGGTTATCCCGTCTAAATCCTAGGACTTAAACGAGATTGCAGTTAGTTAATGTGAAAAGCTAATCCTTAGTCCTTATCGAACCCGTACGCGTGAAAGTTCGAGGTTCGGTTTCTGACTTCGAGCGTGAATTTGCCTATAACGGCTCGTTCGTCGTAATCACCGCTTCTGGCAAGGTCGGTTTGGATAGTCGGCGCTTGCAGTTGGGCGATTGCGAGTTTGTCGGGTCGGATACCTAATACTCTGGCTGACGCATCGGAACTGAGGCTGATTCGGCGGTGGGCATGGACTGCCAATTTGCCGAAACCACTTTCGAAGACATCGACCACGGATATAATCTGGTTGACGTTAGCGCCATTGGACACAATGTTGGTCTTGTTGGCGAAATCGTCGGTCTTGTCTTTCAAGAAAGAACCCATGTAGAGGTCGGTGGCTACGTCCCCGTTGCTCTCGTCCCAGTTGGCTTTCATCAAGCCTTTGAGGATTGAAGCGCTCCAAACGGTTCCGGAGCTTTGCGCGGTGTAGTTGGTGCTTCGGCTGATAGCCTCTAGCAAACCACTTAACTTGGGCGCGACACCGGATTGGCCGGAAGTAAGCGTTCCATGGATCAAGTCGTATTCGGCGGCGTCGTGCCACTCGATTAACGCTTTGGTCGTTTGTCTCGCTAACTCATTCTGGCCTTGGTAGTGCTCAACCTGCTGTTGGGTTCGGGATACTCGGAAAGGGATAGCTACGACTTCTACTAGGTTTGTCGTCCTGGTGGGGGTCGAACGCGTTAGCATCGAATAGTCGCCGTTCTCGGCCACAGCCGCGGAGGCCGCGGTGCGGAGCGTGTCGGTCTGATTCATGTGGACGGTGTCGCGGCAACCTACTTTCTGCAGCTTGTTGAAGATTGATGCTTCTTCAGCAGTCAGGATTTCGATTAAGCCTAGGACATCGTCAACGCGCGATGTGTCCCCGTAGGTCAGCAAAGTCGCATCTGGTTGTGATACTGCCATTTATTTGAAAGGTGCTACTTGAGGCCAAGCATTTTAGCAACCAAAAGCTCTTTGTTAGTGGTGGAAGGATTGTCCTTCACCGCGTCGCTTAAAGCCTTGATTTCCTTGGTCTCTTGTGGCATCACTCTTGCTTTACTTTTTACTCCTATTTCCTTTTCTTCCTTATAGGCTGAAGCTGATTCCGCCGTGTCCTTGACGTGGTTTTCCCACGCGTCCTGGAGTGATAGGTTTTTCGCAAGAGCGACGCTTTTCACTAGGTCCATGGACTCCTTGGCGGTGGGGTTTTCGCTCAAGAACTCCATAGTGTTGTTCTTGTCGATTAATCCCATGACAAGGTCCTTAAGCTCTTGGTTGCCTGATTCCTTAATCTCGTTAAGTTCCTTGGCAGCCTTTTCGTTCTCAACGCGCTTTTGGTCGCCTACAAGACTGTTCAGGTTCTCATAGTGCTTCGCAAAATCGTCCATTGATTTGAAATCGCGCTTAGTTACCTTGTTGATTTCCGCTAGGTTGGCAGAGGCTTCCTCGCCTCCGACATCCGTTTGACCTAGGTCGTCTTGGGCTTCTGAATCGGTCTCAGGCTCCAAGATTTCGCTGTCGGTTTCGTTGGGTTTGTCGCTCATCTTTTTGATGAATAATTGGTTAAGAAAATATTGAAATACTAAGGCTCGACCTGCTCCTTAGTTTGTTCCAATCGCATTATGGTTGGGTCTTCTTCTTCTGTTTCCTGTATAATTTCCGGTGATGTCGCGTCGATTAAGTCAGAAATCCAACCATCGATTATTTCTACTGCATGTTTCCTAGCTTTTAAGTCAATCTCATCTGACACTTCGGTAATATCTTTAAGTTTACGCACTTTGTCCGCTAGGATTTTCAATGCTTCGTAGTTCTCTTTTATGAATTGTTTGGCTTTATCTCGGTTCATACTTGGCTTGGTTTAGGCACTTGTGTTACTGGCCCTTCTGGGGCGTTGGGTTGCGTTTCTAATGGGTTTATTCCCTCTACTCCGCCCATTTGCCCCATCATCTGCGCTTGTTGCGCCTGTTGCATCTGCATCTGCTGTTGCTGTCTGGCTTGCTTGATTCTCTCAAGGATAGGCGTGGGGTCTTTTCCCATCAGGTCTAGGAGTTCTGTGAGCATCGGCTCAATCGGCATACCGGCTTGGCCCATAATTCCCATTAACTGTACGAGTTGCTGGGCTTCTACGCTTGGATTGATTCGTTCCTCGTCGAGTTCAATCGCGATGTCGTAATCGGTGTCAAACAGGTTCTTGGAGTCTTCGTCCATCTGCATATACCTCACGTTACCTTGGGCTTTTAGTTGGTCTTTCAAGTCTTCAATCTTCTGGTCTAACTCCATCTCGGTAAGGAATGGGTAGTAGCCCCATTTGCTCTTATACTTCTCAAACTCAGTATATATGAGGTTCTTGGCGAGCTTGTCGTCCAGAGTTTCCAAATCTTGCGCGTCGCCGGTGAATTTTAAGACCGGTTCCATCTTGATAATCTCCTTGATAAGCGGAGTTACTTTTTCCTCTAGGAACTTGCTTAATGCTATCGAAAGTCCTTCTTGGATTTGGTTGTATCCTTTGGCCGCGCCACGCTCTTGAATCAGGGCGTTGGTGGCCGGAGTGCTAGAGGTAACCTCGTCTTCCCTTACAGTCTGGGTTACGCGTTGCCCCCATTGGTAAGCCTGTTCTTCATCCTTATAGCTTGAAGGGTCAATCGTTCCGGTGTCTATGGGTTCGATGTCTGAAGCTCCATCAAGTTTAATCGCTCCAGTTTGGAACAAGCGTGAAAGCTGCTGGGGTGTGATGTTTCCCCTTAACTTAAAGAGCTGCGTCTGGGCTATCCGGCTCACATTGAGCCTTGAGTTGATGACCTCGTTAAGAAAAGCCTGGATATTAAATACGGTTTCGGGCGCGCCACGGCCATCCAACCTATTCTTGACAGTCTTGA